CCTCAACACCGGCGGTCGCGTCACCTAGGCCGAGGTTAGCTAGTGTTTTGGAAAGTTTTTGGGCCGCCGCGTCGTCCTCAAGGAAAGCTTTAACCCCGTCAATGGCGAAAGCGGTGGCCATGGCGCCCGCCGCCAAACCGGCACCGATGAGGGCGGGGCCGAGCACGTTGGAAATATTGTTGCCCAGGCGGTTCATGGATCCACCGAAACCGGTGGCCGAAGTTTCGGCGTCGTTCAAACCGCGTTTGAACTTCGTCGAGTCCGCCGCCAGGTACACCATGAGGGTACGGCCCCCGGCAATAGCCATCAGTACACCTCCCTGATTGCGTTCCAGTCATGCACCACGCGGGCCAACGCCCGGGCGTAATCTCCCATGGCCTCCTTCTTGTAATGCTTGGACGCCTGCCCGACCCACGCCCGGCCGCGGCCGAATGCTTTTTGTGCCCCGGCCCCGTTGGGTCCAACGTTGTTCACCCCGTGATCCGATGGCCACCTGAGCATGTTCGTTGATGCCCGAAACTTCATGGGCCGTTTCCCTGACCGCCCGTAATCTTTGGTGGTTGAACCGATACGAACGGACGGTGTGCGGTCGTTGCGTACGGTGATTCGTTTGGCCATGTGTTCGGCCCACGGCCCCGCCAACAGGGCGGCGTCCGTCCACGCGGGCACCATGCGGACGCGGGCAATAATTTTTGCCTCATCCCTCAATGCTTGTTCCGCGGGTTTGCCTAGTTTGTTGACGTCCCGGAGTAGTTCCCGTAGGCCGGGGACTTGCACGTCCATGCTTTTTTCAACTGGCACTAGGAAACACCTCCTGCACGTATGTGGTGAACGTTTTCAGGTCCATACCAAGTATTTCTTGTAGTGGCCGGTTCGTTGCGACAGCTAGCCGGACGGCTAGGCGGCGGAAAGTCCCGGCACTATAGGGGTGACTAGGTCACCTACCGAAACATTCACCCGGTGTTTCCGGGCCCACGCCCTAACAGTTTTCACGTCACCCGGTTCGTTGCCGGTGGCACCGACATAGGCAAGTATCAACCGGAGGCCCATTTCGGAGCCGTCGGTCAAACTTTTTCCGGTTAGTTCCTCCGCCAACCACAGGTCCGCGGTGCATGGGGTGACCTCGAGGGCTTCGTCGGAACCGTCGAGGTACACCAACAATTTCGGGAACATTAGGACAGGACCATGTCACCCTGGAAGGACGCTTTACAGGTTGCCACACCGGTGGCGTCGTACGACAGGTCCACGGAGTCCACGTAGGCCGCGGTCATGGTGAAAGTTCCGGTAGACCCGGTGACCAGTAGGGCTACCGCGTTCTGGCCCGTTACCGCGTCCGACAGTGCGTTGTATAGGGCACTGTCCCCGTCGTAAAGGAAACCGAGGGAGGCACTCGAGGTGGCGTCCACAATGTTGAACGCGTGGCCGCCAAGTGTTTTGGTGCGGACAGTAGTACCTGTTTGGGTGATCATGCCGTCGGTCACCTGGTCGGTGTAGACGACGCTGGCGACGGTTACGGTGAACGTGGAACCGGTTACGGCGGTTACGGCCATTTTTACTCCTTAATGGTTGCGATTATTGAAACCTCGGCCACCAGTATGGAACCTTGGGCGCCAATGTCGGTGACTTGTGGTGGTGAAACTTCCATGACTTGCACGGTGGGTGCCAGGGCGGTCATGCATGTTTCTACCGCTTGCTCTATTTTGTTTAAAGCGGTGTTGAGGATTCGCATGTCTACGGCCACCAACAGTTTCACCCTCAGTTCATAGTTCAAGGTTCCCAACCGTGTGGGCCTCATGTACGGGGTGTCGGGTACCAAGGTGACTGACGGCACCACCGGTGTGGGCGGTGCCACCAGATACACCTTCCAACCCGTACCAAGAGCGGTTGAGACCACGGCCCCTATTTCGGCCCGGGCCTGTGTGGCTAGTGCCGCGGTCACCCTACCAAACTCCCGACGTTGACGTACTTCGCTATCAGCGCGCTGATGCGTCGGAGCATGAACGAACTAATACGGTACGGGCCCGGTTGAAAATCAATGGAAACGGATTGCCCGCCGGCCGCGGTCCTAGCCTGGTACAGATCCACGGCCACGTTCATGGCCGCTTCACGGACACTGGCCGGTTCCTCCTCGTACGCGGCGGTGGTAATCATGGAACCGACCATGTCACTAGCGGCCTCGGCGACCTGGTCGTACGCCACTTGGTCGACGTCGTCCCAGTCCTGGTCAAGGTTTAGGGCAAGTTCCTCACCCGTCACTAGTGCCATGGTCGGTCCCTCCGCTTAACTGTCGGTTAGGGCGATGATTGCCCCGCCGTTGATAATTTGGCTTGCCCCGTACCCGTACACGGCCACGTCCCGCCCAAGTTGGGCGGCGTTCTCGTTCTGGGCAATGCGGGGGCCGTCCTCAATCCATTTGGCGGCCTCACGGTTAGAAACCAGGATGGTGTTGCCGCCAATGTTTCGGTCAAGGATGACCGGGAGACCGGACACGGAAACGCCGAGGGTGTTGGACTGTGCGGTGCCCGAGACGTTGTAGGTGCCGTAATTGCTGGGAAAGAACGTGGACCAACCCCCGATGGTGACGAAAATGTCCGGTGAAACAAGGACAAACTCCGCGGGCATACCCGTTGCCGTTTGGACGGCTACCGAAGCCTCAAACACACCGGCCCGGAACTTGCTTCCGTCCGTGTCACCCGAAAGGTCGTACGCTTGCACGGTGCGTGCCGCATAAACGGCGGCCACGAACGCGAGGTCGGTGACCTGAACGTAGGAGTTGAGCATGATTCGGGTGTGCGCGTCGACGTACGACGGGCTTGACCGTTGGAGCAGCTGGTAACTGATGTCGGAACCGGCGGCGTACGTTTTCAGTGTGGCGGTCCCTTTCAGCAACGAGATTTGGACGCTATTGACTTCGTCCTTTTCGTCGACCTGTTCCGCAACTATGTCCATGAGGTCACCGTCCCAGTAGGGCCAGTTAAATGTGGTTCCGGTGGTGCCGGCGGCCATCACACCAAACGCGGTTATGGTTGGGCGGCCGAGGTCGAAAATGCCGCGTACAATCTGGGACCAGATTGGTGGCAACACACCGGGGTTATCGTCGGTGACCTGATCGAACAGGGCCCGGGTCTCGGTTCCGGTCATGCACGCCAACCGGTATTCACCCAAAGAACGGTATTGAGCGAACGGGTGGACCGGTTCGGTGACGTGGGACCGTGCCTCGAGGGCGTTGACGGTTTCCCGCAATGTGGCTATCGCTTCACGTGCGGCGGTGTCTTCGGAAACCACTGGGGTTTCCTCAATGGTTGTTTCGGACACTTTTTCCTCTTCTCTTATGGATGAAATGCCGGCCGTAGCGTATGCGGGCATATGTGTTAGTGAAACCTCAAAAAATTGGGCCGCCGTGTGGGTGACGGCGGTGCGGGCCTGGTTCCAACGGGACGTGATTGGTTGGAAACCAACCGACAGACCTTTCACGGCACCCGCCCGGGTAAGGGTGGCGGCGTCCCGTCCTTGGGCGGTGTCAAGGACGTCGGCGGTGATGAACAGGCCGTTGGCCCTGTTTTCGGCGGAGGTGATAACCCCAACGGGGTCACCGTGCCGCCAGTTCAAGGAACGGCCGAGAACATCGGCGGGGTTAAAACTTGCTGGGGCGAACTGCTCCGACACCCCGCCCACTTTGGTTGGTGTGGAGTAGGGGACGGCCATACCCTCAATGGTGGCGATAGGCCCGCCCTGTTGGGCGTCCTCCCGCATGGTGACAGTGCAATTGAAATCCATTTCTGTGGTTTGTTTCATAGCATCCCTAACTCTCGGGCGGGCAAGTCTAGTAGGGCCCGGGCCTCATCAACGGTCACAACCCTCCGCCCGGTTTCATCAACCAGGGCAAACAGGGTGGTGATGAGGGCCCCTATTTCGGTGGGGTTTTGGCGGAGGAACCTAGTGGCGTCAAACTCGACCTCATGGCCGCGGGGTGTGACGTCGTCACCGGATAGTCGTTGCTCAATCGCACTCATGACGGGCCGGAGGCTCAGATCCAGTAGTTGGCGGTAGAGGTCTAACCGGTTGGTGTAGGTGAGGGATGCGCTGTCGACACCGGCCCCGACCCACACGGGGTCTAGGTTAGCGACCCGGGCCACTTGGATGCCGGCGTAGTTTTTGGCCTCCGTTAGTTGCATTTCTGAGGCGTTCCAACCAACTTCCTTGGTTTCAATACTTGAATTGAGGTACGCGGTACTGCGGTTAGTGCGGGCGTCCTCCCAGGCCGTCAAAAGGTCGTCAACAACTTCGGCGGGAATGTCGGCCCCCGTGTTTTTTAGGATGATGGACGGCAGCGGGTAGGCGGCGTAGTTGAGGGTGGCGGCCTCGAGGGCGGCGGCCGTGTTAATGACACTGGCCCCAACCCGTAGCCATCCCCCGAGGCCGTCGCCGTCGAACCGGATAACGTCCGGGCCCGGCACTAGGGTGCCGTTCCAATACACGGGTGTGTCCCGCGGTGATAAGCCGTTATAAACAATACTGTCAAGGGTTGGGTCGGTTACCTGGTTGAATGGCATCGGTAAACAGTCCCGTGGGAAACCGTCCCACGTCCTCGAGGTTATTAGCCAGTACGCACGGTCATACAACATTAGGTCCGAAATGGTGCGGGTCATCAAAGCCCAATAGGTGGTATTCCTGTCCGGTTGGTTGAGGAACGGCCTGGGCACCACTTCGTCGGCCCCAACGGTTTCCCGCAGCGGGAAACTGGCAATGGTGTGGGTGAACGTTTTTAGGGCTTTAACGAACGCCGGAACCTGTAACGCGGTGGACAGGGCCACCGAATAAGAAGACCCAATCAGCATTGAAGTTAGTAGGGCGGTCCCGGGCCCCTCACGAACGAACGGAACCTCACCCAGTTCAGTGTTGGGGACGATTGTGGCCCGGGCCCCCTCATTGGCGGACCGGATCAGTTTAAGCGCGCCCGTAAGTGGGGCCATGGTTGCATGTTACTCACTAGTAGATTGTTGTCAAGCGGTCGACCTGCGGCGCGCCACGATCATGGGACGCGGTTTCGGCAATTTCGTCACCTGGCTGACGGCGAACATTACGGCCCGGGCGGCGTAAATACCGCCCGAACCCATGGGGGCCGATAGCACCCAACCCCCCGACCGTTTCGAAATCGTTGAACGGGCCAGTTGGTCCCGCAGCTGCTCCGACCCGTCATGCCGAATAATTTTGCGGTCAAACGAATCCAAAAGAACCTGGGTGGCGGCGGCGGCTTCCCGCTGCCCCACGATTCCATCAACATGGCAGGTGAGCCGTTCCATAAATGTTGGGGTGACCCACGTGGTTTGGTCCGGGTGGGCGGCCCGAAGTTCCGACAATTGCCGGTCCACGTCCCTAATAGTCCGGTGGGTGGTCACCCTCACGTGAATCAATCCTTCCGCGTCAATGACGGCTACGGCAACGGCGTTGGCCATGCCGTCAAAATCTGACTCAGCACACACCGCCCAACGCCCATCGGGCATGGGGCCCGTCTCGATACCGCCCTCCCACACCCCGTCCTTGATCCAATGATCGTGCCGAATCACCCACTGGTTCAGGTACTGGCGTTTGAACGTGCCCGGTTCCACCGCGTTGAACTGTTGGCGAACAAAGTTTTCCCGGTGCGTTGACCATTCCGGGCTGCCGTACTGCCAGGCGGTCACGTCCTCAATGTCCGCATCGGGCGGGGCCGACCACTCGAGGAGCAACAGATCCGCGGGGCCGTTAAGGGTGTCCAACCCTCGGGACCGGTAGGACAACATCAGATCAGAGCTGGCGTCCCCCGAAGTTGAAACCAAATACAGTTGTGGGCTAACACGCTCCGCCATCGTTGGGGCAATACTTGAATCGATGACGTCCCGTTTCACCTTCCACGCCTCATCAACGAAAGCCATAGAAACGGTGTACCCAACACCCGCCCCCTCATTGGCGGCATGGATAAGCCATCGGTCACCCGTCGGTAACGTGATACCGGCCTGGCTATTTCCCCATTTTGTTGTACGGTTCCCGTACGTTTCTTGAGCCCACAGGCCCGCCGGCCGCATAACCTCCAAGGCGGTCTCCCGTTTGTTCGCCACATGCAGCACGGTCTGGGGTTCACCAAAATATTCCTGGTTATGTAACCGCCACATGCACAATCCTCGGGCTAACCAGGACTTGCCCGACTGCCTCCCCACCGTAACAATCACCTTGCCCCAAATAAGGGCACCGGTGTCGTCAACCTCAAGGGCCCGGTCAACCGCGTACCCCTGCCACCCACGTAAATCCATCCCATACACCGCCGCCAACCATTTCCGGGCCGCCCCACCCAAGGTCCCCGCACGCCGAGGATGTGCCGCCGTTTCAAGCCGGGGCAACACGAAACCATCAGAGGACCACTGAGGCGGTTTCGTAACCGGGCGTGGTTCAACCTGACCCCTTGGGGAAAAAGCTGGCAGGGGCCAAGGGGGGGGCTCTATGGCACCCTCTAAAGAACGGGTCGGCCGCGGTTTGGTTTGTTTTTTTGTTGCGTTGTTTTTTGCTCGGGCGTTGCCGATGCGCCCGCCGTGTGAGCGGTTGCATGAGAGGTGTGCTATTCCTGCCCCGTCCATGCCTGGCAATGCCTCGTCTGTCTCGACTAGCGGGGGTTCGTGGTCTGCTGTTGGGCCTTGGTCGTTAGTGCTTGGTAGTTTCATGTCGACGGGGTAGCCGCATCGTATGCAAACGGGTTCGCATTTGGTTAGGACCTGTTTGCGCCATTGGGCGTAGGCGTAGGTGGATCGGCGTTTATCTGGCATGGGTGCCGCCTAGTGGTGGTGGTGGTGTCATGGCGTTGGCTAGGGAGGCGGTGGGGTATCCCATGCGGCGGTATGTTTCGCGGGTGTTCAGGCGTTGACTGGTGTCGGGTTTGCAGGTTTCGCATGGTTCAGTCCGGGCGTGGTGTTGGGTGTCTATCCACCCGCGGTTGCATAGGGTGTGCCCGCATGGGCACCCGCGTTTGGTGCAGTGACGGTCGTACCGGGGTGGTTCGGTGCCCACTTGGGCTAGGCACCGTTGGGCGTACGTTTTTTGGTCTGCGGTTTTGGTCGGTGGTGTCGGGCGCCCGCCTAATGGCGCGCCCTCACTTCGGTTGTTTGGTCCTTCCCCGTTCATCCTCAACCCCTTCCGGTGGTCCGCATCTACTCCGCACGTTCACCCTTGGCCATTGGGTTATTGGGCCAGTTCCCCTACAACGGGTGTTAGACCCTGGGTGTTAGCCGGGCGCCTGGTTGGTTGTCGCCTAGTAGGTCGGCCGCCTACCCGCTTGGGTGGTTGGTTGTCAGAATGGTGGTACGTGCTCGAGGTCCACGGGTTTGGTGGCCGCCTCAACGGTGACACTTTTGAGTATCGCATCAATGACCTTGGAAGCGGCGCGTTTGTTCAGTTGTGCGAAACTGTCTACGTGCGGCAGCTCCGCAAGGTCTAGGCACGTGTTCACTAACTGTAGTTGTTGTTCCGGTGTGTCAAACCCTGCTTCTTTGCATTTAGAACGGATGAGGCCCAATTGTTTCGGTGAGGCGTAGTCACCTGGTGACGGTTCCGGGCCGGTGTATGCGGCGGGTGATGTGTTTTCGAACGGGGCGGGTGTTTGCCATTTGTCGTCAAGGACCGGGCCCTTGGTCACCGTGACCGTTGGTAGGACCGGTGGGGCCGTCAGGTCATGGACGCGGGCCTGTTGGGCCCGTACCTCGTTCGCTGACGCGATACCACGGTTAGCCCCAATACCCAAGGCGCAAATGGCCCGCCCCCAGGCGGAGGTTTCGGCGTTCATGATTTCGGAACCGCGGGTAAAATTGGTTACCCCAGGGAACGGTTCGGAGGCGTGCCCCACACCCGGGACGGGGTCCGCGGGGTCACGGAACGCCCGGGCCGTGTACACGAGGGTGGTGCGGTCATCAGATAGCCAGCACCAAGTTCCCTGTAGTGAGCCTTGCGGGTACTTTTCGTAAAACAACTGCACCCGTTCGGCGACCTCGATGTAGTCCTCACGCGGTGCCATACGGGTCCTCCCTCATGGTCATCAGACGGCACGTGTAGCAGCTGCCCGTAGAAATGTGGACCCAGCCACCGCACTGGGCGCACCGCACAACGTCGACGCGGACCGGGAACTCGTCCAACGACTCGTTGGTGTAGTAGTAGGGGTCACGGCGCCTAGCCATATTGAATATCCACCCCTGCCTGTAGGAGCATCCAACCAATTTTGTTGGCGTCTTTCCTCGTAAACGTCAGGTTGTGGGACGAGTTTTTTTCGTACAACGTCATGTGGACCGTGTCGGAGTCCGTTTGACGTGAAACAGTCACCCAACCCACTTCCGCCAAATCGTATGTTTCCCGGAACCAGAACCCGGGCGGTGGGGCACTATGGGGTAGGGAACCACCGCCCGGGAGTTCAGAGCCCATTGCACTGACTTCCGTCAAGGTGCCAATGGTGGCGGCCAGACCTCGGGGCCCGCCAATTCATAATCGTGTAAAACGCCATGTCCTGCCAGAAACGGCCCCACAAATGGCCCTCGGTGGTCAGTAACTCGTTCCTGGCCTTGGACCAGTTCCGCGGCCATGTGGCACGCATTTCATCAGTCATCATCCACGCCGCACCCCGGTACAGGGCGTCCGTCATCTGGTACGCGCCCTCATGGGCGCCCATTTGGCCTGTCGAGTAGTAGTGGCCGCGTGTTTCCCACCAAATGATGCACTGCCGCATGGGCTCGAGTTCTGACAAATAAAACTTGCCCCGGTACGCGGTTGGTTCAATCCCGTCCTGGGCCTGGTCGTTGACGGAAACCACCACGGGCGGTGGTGCCGGTGGTAGGCCCGTGTGCATCATGAGGGCGGCCGCGAAAACGGCGCCCGCGCCCATCATTTCCCTACCAGTGGTGTGTGGTCCGTGAACCTGGTGCGGCACCAAAAACCCTCATCCTTGAGGCCGTCAACTAGCGCGTAATACAGGCCCATGTTCGGTCCGGAGGTGACTACCGCTAGGTACTCCCCGCACACAGAACACGCAACCGGGGCGGCCATCAGGCATCACAATCGTGTGATGTCACCAAATGAGTGACGTGGAAAGGTTGGCCGCAATGGGTGCAGGTTGCTAGGGTGCGGTGGCTTGCGTAACCGTTGTGGAACCGGCTCATGTCTTGGCAATCGAAACGGGTTACGCCGTCCGCGTCGTAACCTAGTTCCCGGTCGGTTGCATACCACGCCTCATTTGAGGTGTCCCACTGGACGGGTGTACCGCAATCAACGCAACCCGTAATGGTGGTTTCGGTGGTGATCATTTTCTACCCCTTTTTTTTGGCCTCCCTACCCCGGGCGGCTCTGCCATTAGTATGCGCCCGGGCGGTGGGTTGGCGCAACACGACGCGCCAGTTTGTTATCAAATCGTTATAATCCCTCGACGGAACCCACACCGTACTGGCGGGTTAGCGGGGTGAAGTAGGCCAGTGCCGTGGTTGCGAGGCAACCAAACAAGCCCGCCCAAAGGGGGTCCACGTCAAGTGTTGGTATGGCGGTGAGGGCGTAGGTGATGGCGGCAACGATAATCATTAACACAAAGTGCCTATTTGCGGGTTTCATTTTGTCGAGCATCCCAGTTCCTTTCCAAACGGTCTAGGCGTGCCTCAATGCGGGTAACGATGTCATAAATACTGTGGCCGTCGTTGGGTCGGCTTATTTGGCGTTGGTTTTTCGCCACCCACGCAACTAGGCCAAGGATGGCTATAAGCAGACCGAAAGCGGCGGTGAGCATTTGGGTGGTGTCGGTCATTCACCGACCCCCACGAAAAAACCACCGTTGAGGTCGTAGAACTGTGCACCGATTGCCCACCCGAGTAGCTGGGCTGCCCCACCCCAGTTAGGGAGGGACCGCGGTGCCTGGTTGACCAGGTCACGGCGCACATAATCAGTTGTTATGCATTGCTTAGGTGTGGAGGCGATACAAGCGTGACCGAACGTTCCGAGGTTGAAATAAAGGATGGCCCCTCGAGGGGCCGCGGTTAACGGCAGTTTGGTGACTTTGTATCGGGCCGCTATTTTTTCCCACGCGTGCAAAGCACTGTCACCCATAACCGGCATCCCCCAAACGGTCCTACTGAACCGTTGGCACTGGTTTGTCCAACCGGTTGTACTTTCAGTTATTTGTAGGTTGGCCCATTTCATGGCCGCCTCGAGGTCGGGTCTAGGTGTCATGGGTGTACCCGGTTTCGTCGAAACCTTGAATGGCTAGGGGTGAATCGGGGGCCAATTCCGTGTTCACACCCACCGCACCCTCACCAACCGGTGGAGAAAAGGCGTTGATCACAGGGTCGTACGTGTAGCCAACGCCGGGATAGCAGCCGCGCATAGTCGCGTTGTAACTGCATTGGACGTAATGCAGTGGGTCATATCCCCAAAGGTTCGCTAGGAAAGTTTGACCCAACGCTTCGACTTCATGGCCGTCTGGATCGGTGATGACTGCGTTATTTAGTACGTGGACGTCAACGACGATGCCGTTTTGGACTCTTGCGTAATGCGCCATGACTTAGCCCACTCTCACTATGACAACACCGGATCCGCCGTTATTGGTGCCTGTGCCGCCCTTGGCACCGATGCCGGTGTTTGCTGCGCCTGATGCGCCAGCTACCGCATTGAAGCCACCAACGCCGCCCGTGCCGTAAGTGACCGACGCGCCAGTTATTGAATTCGCTGTGCCAGCGCCCCCGGTGCCGCCTGCCGCCCCTGACCCGTTACCACCAGCGCCTCCATTGCCAGCGCCACCACCACCACCGTAACTAGCGGCTCCGCTTGCGTTCCCTCCCGCATATAGACCGTCAAGGAACGTGTTCGCGGCGCCGCCGTTCGACCCGGTCGGGTTGAAGCCGCCTGCTCCGCCGCCCGTGTACCAGCTCAGTCCCTCCCTTCCTGTACCGCTGGAAAGTCCGCCACCGCCGCCGCCGCAGGATTGCAACACTGAACGAATTGCTGCAGCAAATCCCGTGGCGCCGGGGTTGTTTCCCGCTGCGCCGCCTGCGCCGCCCGCTGGCACCTTGATGGTGTACGTCTGCGCCAAAAAATCAGCTGTAGCGCTGAGAACTTGACCCCCACCGCCGCCGCCGCCAGAATCCCCCGTGCCTTGCCCCGCGCCCCCACCAGCGCCGACGGTCAACAAAGACACTTTGCCCGCTGTACCGATAACGATGGTGCCGTCACCTGTAAACTTGTAGATCGTTGCTGTGCCGTCTGTGGTGATCGTTGGTGACCCGGTCGTGCTGCTCACCACTGCCGCAGCCGTACCGCTAGAGAAAGGGACGTACGACCACGTGTTCGTGGCAGTTTTAATAATCGAGGCGGCCGAATTGGTGGCCAGGGCGGCCACCGTCCCGCTGATCGTCACACCCGCCAGGGCGGTGACCGTTGTGGCCGCCGCCCCCAAGTTGATGACGTTAATCCGGGTGCCGGTCGGAAACGCCACGGAAGCGTTCGCCGGAATGTTAAGAACGTTCGCGGTGCCCACCGTCATGGTGACCGTTTTACCGGCATCCGTGAGTACCAGGGTGTATGAGGCGGTTTGTGCGTTAAGGCCCCTACCGATGTAGTACCCGGCCGCGTCAACGGAGTTGGCGACCGTCAAACTGGCCGCGGGCCAGTTGCTGACAAGGTCGGTGGAGGTCACGTACGGGGTGCCGTAGGTGGTCGTTGCCATTTTTTTCCTTCCTTCCTATGTTCCTAGGTTACTGGGTAGGACGGCGTCCGCCCACGTGGTGGCCAATGGGACGTTGCCCCACTGGGCGGTGGGTGAAACTTCACCCCACGCCACCATGGCGTACGAGTACCGTGGGTCGGAAAGTGAAAGGGTCAGGCGGTAGCCGTCAAGGTTGTAGGTTTCCCGCCACCCCTCAACCACACCCAAGAATTGGGTGATCGGGTTGGGGGTCGGGAGGTCGGTGACAATAACCCGGTCACCAGAAGTCAAACCGAGTACGGCGGTCCGTTGAAGGTTCGTTAGTTGATCTATGAGGACTTCCACCCCGCCCAGTTGCCACCGTTCCGACGCCTGGGCGGTTATGACAAGGCTGGCGCGGGTTGCGGCGTCCGCGACGTCCACCAGTCCGGTGGTGATGGTTACCGCCCGTGTGCCGAAAAGGGCAATACTGGCCGGTTCCGTGTCGTTAAAAATGTCTTGCGGGTCGGAGGCACCGTAGGTGACACTTACGTCATTGACGATTGTGTTAGAAGTTGCCTGCCACACCGGTTCCCACACCACCGCACCACTCGGAAGGGTGACGGCCGTGGGTGCGGCGTCACCTGGGGCGTACTGGGATGCCCAGTCACCTATTTGGGAGGCGTAGTCCCCAACCATCCCACCCCACGTGGCGGTGGAGTACGAGTAACCGCGGCGGGTGTATGACTCATAAACCACGGTGCCGTCCGGTTTGTCGTACATGGTGCCGCCCGTCCACTGGGCCAGTTCGTCCAACTGGGTGCGGGTGTCCTGTTGTGAGGCGTCGGCCGCCAGTATTGCCAAAAGGTTGTTTTCCGGGTCCGCCTGGGCTGCATAGGTGAGACCGGTGGCCGTAAGAATGGCGTCCACCCGTTCCTGAAGGGTTTCGGCTGGACGTTCCGTTGATGTCACGATGCGGGCAAGGTTCGCCAGTTTCCCGACCGCGGTCACATCGATGGTGGTCATCGGTGGATTGCCGGCAATGGTGGTGGAATGCGCGACCGCCAGGTCCGTGATGGCGCCCGTGAACCGGGTTACGTTGTCCGCCTGCATGACAACCGCGTCACCCAGTTGGTAAGGGACATCAGTAAGCCCGGTGGCGAAAATGCGGAGATCGAGAACACTTGGTGACGCGGGTGCCGTGACATCTGACCGACCGTGGGTCAAGATCACATCGAGAATAATGTCGTTCAGCGAAACCGTGTCACCGGCAATAGTGACGGAGGTGATGGTGGTGGTCACCCGAGTACCTGAGGTTGAATGCTGCCCGTCCTTTGGTCCGCGGCCCTCGTGAGCGCGTCAAGTCCTTGGCTGGCGCCCGTGGGGGTTATTCGGGAGTTAGAAACCTGTGCGAAAGCCGCGGCACTGGCCAGGGCGTTCGCCTCAATTGCGGCGGCCCGGCCCGCCTTAGTGCCCGCCTCAATGGCGTCCGCTATTTCTCTTGCTATTTGCCGGGAAATGGGTTGCCCAATGTTTTTGCCCAACTGGGCCAGTTCCTGTTTCTGGGCCGCAACCTCGGCACTAAGGCCGTTTAAAAGTTCCACGGCGGAGGTTATGCCCTGGTTGTAGAAACGGCCCGAAACCGTGGCCCCCGTTTGCCCCGCGAAAACGTCGAGGGCTTGTAGTTGGCGTGAAAGTTCTGGGGCCATGCCGGAGGAAATCAGTTCATTAGCCAATGCGGTCCCGGCAATTGGGCCCTGTGTTTGACCTACGGCTATCAGCTGGTCTATTAGCTCTTTACTAACCAGCGGGTCGGAGGCTAGGGCACCGATGGCGGTAGCGAACCCTGTGGCGTCACCTATCTGTTTCTGGAACGCGGTCAGGGCCCCACCCGCTACGGACATGGAGGCGTCCGCCTCATTGGCGGCCACCGCATCGGACCACGCCTGGGACAGGGAAAGGGTGCCGGTGATGGCCCCCGCGATTGATGCGGTGTAGGCGGTTGATGCGGCCGTTAGGTCGTTCAGTTTGTTGGTCCCGGCCTCGAGGGCGGGGCCGTACGCCTGGTCAATGGTGGTGGCGGCCGCGGTCAGGGCTTCCCGAAGGGTCGTCACTTTCGTGGCGGCCCCCCCTACAGCGTTGCCCGCGTCGTCGACTTTGGTTCGTATTTTGTTGAAAACGTCAACAAACGGGCTCAGGGTGGCGTAGAAGTCACCCCATTCACGTGTTTGGGATTTCACCCCCGTGACTGTTCCACCGAACGAACCACCACCACCACCACCGCCACCGGAACCGGGCCCGGTTCCACCCGCCGAAACGATTCCCTGCATTTCCCGTAAAGCATCCAAGGCGTTTTTTAGGGTGGTAACGGGGCCGTCAAAAAAGTTGTACGGGCCGATACTGGCGTGGGATGAAAGGAAACCGAAAAAATCACCAACCGTGGTAACGAGATCGCCAATACTTGTGCCCAAAGAATTGACGGCCGGTTCCATGTTTTTCATGGTGTTGGCGGTGTCGTCCAAAGAATTATCGGCCCCCATCAAAGAGGTGACGAAACCGCGGCCGAAACTTTCTTTAAGTTCATTCGCCGCAATAGTGAGCCGGTCTATTTGGCCCTGGTAGGTTCCGGCCGCGGTGGCCGCCTGCCCCGCGTAGATGGTGGAAAGTTTAGCCGTAATGGCGGCCATGTCCCCCGTTTTGATTTCGGCCGCGGTCAAACCGGCCTCTAGGCTTTTAAGTCCTTTCGTGTTGCCGTCATACCCCTTGGCCAAGGCGTCGGCCACCGTGGCAAGGTCCTTGCCCGTTCCGGCGGCCACGTTTTCCGCCAGTTTCATGAGGGTTGTGGCTTGCTCAACGTCCCCAACGCTTTTCGCTAGCCTGGCGAACGCGGGGCGTAATTTGTCGTCGGCCACACCGGTGGCCCGTTGTTCCGCGTCAATCATGGCCTCAACACCGGCGGTCGCGTCACCTAGGCCGAGGTTAGCTAGTGTTTTGGAAAGTT